AAGTTTGGGTAATGTACCATAACCATGACCCCACTTGGATGATGCAACAATAGATAACATTTGACATGTTTCTAAAGGCATCTTGACGATGTGCTTGTCAGGTAAACACTGTGCTGATACTACAGGGTCAGAGTCAGTAACAAAAATGTTCATATATCACAAATGGGATGTTGAGTGGTTTCTTCCTCTTCCTCAATTATAAGGCCTTCTTTCTTAAGTTTCTCATAATTGTAACAACTCTTAAAGTTTAATTTGACTTTAGGTTCCTTTTTCTCTTTCATGCTACTAACTCCACAAATTCTGAAAGAATTTTACGATTGAACTTCGACTTATTTAACGATTTTTTAAAGGCACTTCTAATCTGTGCTTTAGTTGCATTCGCATCAGGATCAAACTCAACTTCCTTATTCATTTCATTAGTAGAAAGAGCAAAGAACTTAGTATAGTTACCGATAGGAAGAGAAATTGCTTTCTCTTTTCTCCACCTATTAGAAATTTTCTCATCATAAATTCCATTCGCACGGAATAATCTTTGAACTGTTGAATTACCTGCTAGACGGATTCCAATAAAATTAACGTCAGGGAAACTATCTTGAAGATGTTGCATTAATGCAGCAGTACCTTCAGTCCACTCTGAAAGACGATAGGTAGTTCCTAATTTACGATCTCTAAGATAGGTGCAGGTGCTTCTTACTGGTCTGCAAAAGAGTTTCCTATCAAAAGTATAAGGGTTCTCAGTCTCAGCACTATAAGAAAGTGGTTCTGATTCACCATCAGTCAAGATAATAGCTTGAACTTTTTGTAAGTCATACTTCTTCTTGAACTGAGGAATGATGTTGTGTAGAACTACCAAAGAAGTATCCAATGGAGTACCACTCAAATGAAATCTTTGAGGAGCATCAATCCAATGTGAAACGTCACGAGCCATTGCACATGTCAAACGCCAGAAGGTTCTGATTTGACGATCAAACTCTTTGATATTACCTTCACTAGATAAGAATTCTAAGAGACGGTAAGAGTCAGGAATGAAAACTTCATTTCTCTTTTGTTCTTTAATAAGAGAGTTATTACTAGGGTTATAATATCTTCCATCATCCTCATTGTTAACAAAGTAACAGTTAGTAAATCCATATACCCTGAATGGGATGTTTACTTTCTTACAGAACCATACAAGATTAAGTAACTGCTTAACAGTTGCACCTAAGCATTCATGCATTGAACCACTCCAATCCAATAGGAAAAGTAATCCATGATTTTTGCCATCAGGTAGAACAGTTACCTTCTTAAAAATATCATCATTGTATTTGTAAGTGTGAAGCTTTGTGGTATCCAGCACTCCAGTTCTAGCAGTAGCAGCACGAGCATAAGCAGCTGCAGACTTTCTACATTCAAATTCTTTAACAAGGTAATTAACTTCTTTTTCTGCCTCCTTTTTAATTTTTAATAATTCTTCGTCTATTGATTGTGTATATGTTTTTTTATTAAGAGGTTCAGAATAAATCCTATTCCAGAACTCTTCACAAAAATCACTTATCTCTTCATTTCTAACGATAACCTCATCAGGTATGATATGTGGTTTTTCAATATAAGTATTGTTTCTAACTGGTTTCTGAGCAATCTTCTGTAAGTTACCACCAAGACTTTTGGCAGTTTCTACATCTAAAGAAGGGACATCATCCTCATCTAAAGGAGAGCCATTATCATCCATCCCAGTATCAGAAGAATCGCTATCACTCCCACCTTCCACATCATCACTACTACCAGAGCGAGAAACGGAAGACTCATCAGAATCACTGCTGTCGTCAGTGCTATCCCCACTATCTTCAACACCGCCCATAGGAAGTTGAACACCTTCTGTTCCTTCTTGATCTTGATCAGTGGGTTGGTTTGCTTTGCAGAAATTATATAACGCTTCTGCAGCTGCGAGGGTGTCCTCAAACGTTTTAGCGTTTTCAACGACATTTACAATCTCCTGTTCTTGTGGGGTAAATTTAACTCCTAGAAATGCACCAATCTTAGCATGAAGATTTATCTTGTCTGCTAGATTGAAACTATTCACATCTTGATCTCCAACTTCAAAAAAATCTTTAGCATGAAGTTCACTATAACCACGATAGAATGTTTTGGCAATACCTAAGTACTTATCTTTCATCAACTTCTCTACTCTAACATCTTCACATACATTCACAAACTGTTGAGGTGCTTTACACTTCTCTGTCCAATCCTCATTGGGTGTGAAGAGGGCATGAGAAACCTCATGTCCAACCAACATATCAAACACGTAATTACTAGCATCCCAGATAGGAAGAGTAAGAACTCTATTCTCCACATCAAACTGAGCCGTCTCAACTTCACGATGCTCTACTACGATGTCTTCTGTTGCTAGAAGTTTAGCAAGAGTACCTTTAACTTCTAAATTAACTGTCATGGGGTCTTTGCTTGTATGCACATATTATAAACGCCCCCAGAGCGTTTGGGAGCGTGTAGTAGACAGTTTATCAACTGTCTGCGTTTGGCACGTGCTTGGCGCAATGCCTGTGGTTTGAGATGGCGTTTCTTTTCCTTCTTGGAATGATGCTGCCAATTAGGTACTTTCATCATCCTCACCCCATGCTTCTAAGTCACCACTAGTCATGCCACCACAAACAGTGTACTTGTCCTCTCCATCAGGTTCATTTAGATCTGCTGGATTGGATCCAACCTGAACGCATTTTTCTTTTGTCATAGTTCTTGTGCAACGGTACTAGGCATTATACGGGAAAATCCCTTGACTTTCTCAAATCTTATCACATTGTCAAATTTGTCAAACATACCCTCCTTATGGGATATTACAAAGATGTTAGCACCTTTGATGACATAACGGATAATCTTAAGGAAATCTTCATTACCAGATCCATCAAGTGAACTGTCAAACACCTCATCCATAATAAGGAGATTGGTGTTAGTGGAATTTTTATATGCAGCGATCTCACGCCAAGTAAAGAGTAACGCAAGATCTATCCGCATCTTTTCTCCCTCAGAAAAACTTGCATATGAGAAGTCTTCATGAATAGGTGATTCAATACTTTCATTAAACTCCTCATCGAGAGTGAAGTTAATATAGAAGTCCATCATCTGAAGGTATCTGTTAACTTGTTGATTAATCAGTGGAAGATACTTCTTAATGATCGTCTTCTTTACTCCACTATCCTTGAGTAAACCAAATGCAAAGTCATGTTCTGAGATCAGTTCTTTTTGCTCTGCAACCTTTTCGTATGTTGTTGCAAGGCTTTGTTGGTATTCAGCTAATTTCTCATGCTCAGTATTTCTATTTTCAAGTTGTTCGGTAATTCTTTGAATCTCCGATTCCAAATCCCTTGACTGACGTTGTAGTCCAGAAACGAGCGTATTGTTTTGAGAAATGCCATGTGTTAGAGAAGTAACCTCCTGTGTGATATTGGTGAAACGAACCTCTCTTAACTCCTCTGCTTGTATCTTGGACTCTAATTCTTCGAGACCTGTTTGGAGTTTGTTTATAGAGTTATTGAGATCCGTAATTTTATTTACCCTAAAAGATTCTTCTATGGATTGTGTGCATGTAGGGCATGATACATTTTCTTTGAAAAAGTTACATTCACTACCAACTCTTTCTTTCTTTGTCTGTATCTTAGCACGTAAATTACTTAACTTCTTTAATGATCCAGCAACATCACTCAATCCCAAAAGTCTACTATCAAGAGTTTCAAGTTCTTTAGAAAGTTTTTCATTCTTATCAATGTATCCTTTAGCTTCCTTTGCTATTTCATTAATCTGATTTTGTTTTTTCTTTATATCTTCATGACTAGTTGCTTCAATAGTCTTAATAAAATTCTCTTGCATTTCTACTTTATCAATTAAACTATCTTTCTTCAACTCTAATGTTCTAACCTCATCCCTCTTAGATCTAAGTTTTGCTTTAACCACCTCACTCATAGCAGAAAATATTTTAATATCTAATAGATCTTCAATCACTTCTCTACGATTAACTGCAGTTAATTGCATGAAGGGAACAAATGTACTAGACCCTAATATAACAATCTGAGTAAATGATTTAAAGTTTAACTTAAGTATACTCTGCTCAAAATACTTTTGTTGCTCAACTGCATTAGCAAACTGGTCTTGTATTTTTCCATCAATCCATATCTCAAACTTATTTGGTTTCAATCCACGTACAACTTTATAATCTCTATTTTTCACATGAAACTCAACCTCAACTAAACCTTCTCTTTCATTCGTAGTATTAATAAGTTGTGACTTAGTAATCTTTCTAAAAGGTTTGTTGAATAAAGCAAAACACAAAGCATCTAGAATGGTGGACTTACCAGCACCATTTGTACCCACAATAATATTTGTGTCATATTCAGTTAAATGAACTTCAGTAAACTGATTACCAGTACTTAAAAAGTTTTTCCATCTAACCTTCTGAAAGGAGATCATAATCTGGTTCTTCAGGGGGAATTACAATGTCATCTTTGGTGATAATGGAATAGCGGTATCCATTATGCTCACAGATTTGAATAGCAGAACGGTCTTCCACTTCTATGATACTCATCTCTGGATAACCCCTCTCTTCTAACATCATAGCAAACCGTTCAGCATCATCTTCCTCTACAAAGAGGTATAATACTTTTTGGCCAAATCTATCGTTAGCAGCATAGGCTCCACTATCTTCTTTTCCAGAGACAGCAAGTAAGTGCATTATGTCACCTCACATGCCTCTTTGTAAACATTCTCTAGTATCTTCTTAACCTTAGACTTGTCAATAGAAGTTTCAACCTCATCAACATACTGACTCAGTAGACTCAACGTATCTTCACTTTCTTGTCCTTGATATTCATGACTTACAAATCCAGTGCCATAATCAAATGATTCAATAGTCTTTAACTCTGCAACTCCTGCTTGATATAACTTATCAATAAATTTATCTAACTTAGTTCCTTTACCTTTATCCTGTACAATTACTTTAACAATCTTATCTTTATAAGAGGTAGCATTAAAAGTCTGATAGTTGGTATCATTAAAATATATCTTCTCAAAAATATTAAAAGGATTATTAACTGGTGTATGCTCTAGAGTTTCAGTATCAAAAATATGAAATCCTCTTACATCTCCACAATCATTCCAATAGATCTCATATGGATTACCTAAGTAATGAATATTATCTTGAGAGTTTCTATGATGATAATGTCCAGAGTATACCTTCTCAAAATCTTTATAGATTCCTTTATCCTGTCCATGCTCCATTACATGATAGGCATTAGCTAAGAAACCATTAAGTTCTAAATGACCCATAACAACAGGACATTTAGACTTCTTAAGTTGTTTATATGTACTATCTTGATTATCTGAATTGACCCAAGGAACAAATGCTATATTCAAACCACCAAATTTTAATTCCTCATATTCAGTGATAACACGGATATTATCGTACTCTCGTAATAATAATTCGCAAGCATTGATCGTATTAGTATTTTTGTAGTAGGCGGTGTGATTACCAACAATAGTCGTAAGATTAATTTTCCTATCTCGTAGAATGTCAAAATAGTTTGCTTTGGCCCACTGGAGAGCACTAAAATTAATCCCTGTACGATTATCGAAAGTATCCCCCATATCAATAACGGTATCGATATTATTGTTTTCAAGATATGGGAAAAAGATTTCATCATAAAACTTATGAAAGTAATCATGAAATAATTTTGAATTTTTACGAGCACCAAAATGCTGATCGGTTATGATCGCAACCTTCATTGATTACCGCTACGTAATTTAGCGTGGATATTATCCTTGATGCTATTATAATCCGAATAGTTCCCTCCGTCAAGTGTGTTGTCATCAACCATCACTTGTTCAAATCCAGAACGTTCTAAAATTTTATTCTTAACTTCTAATTGTCTTTTCTCCCTTTGAATACGTCTGAGAAAAGCGTAATGTATGATCTGGGTAAAATAAGCGAAAGGATTACTAGATTTAGCAGGATCAAAATTATTGATATACTGCACACAATTCTCAATTCCATCACATACCATGTCATCTTTAAACATGTAATTTACAAAATTTGGTTTGTAAGATAAGTGTGTTGCAATCTTTAAGAAACACTCTCCCAAATAATTTGTAATTCTAGGCTTAGGTTTATCAAGTTCTACTGCATCTGCCACTGATTGTTTGTACGCAACAATAGCAGCTAGAAACTCTTTATTGTTTACGTAATGTTCCGATCTGGCCCTGCGTCTAGGCATAGTTGTAAAGGACATAAGTATCTCTCACCTGTACATAATTATATCAGGGGCTTGACAAGATGTCAAATGTTCAATAGAATAACTCTGTTAAGGGTTCAGGGACAAGACTTAGCTTTCTTTTTGTATATCTTTCTTATAGAGTTGTTCTAACATTCTTTTAGCGTCTTTAACACTAGATATGTATCCCATACGTCTATCTATGCGAGATAGATTGCCTTCATGAGAAGACTCTTCAACGTACCTTTGATGAATCATAATCATTTCTGCATCTTTACATTCTACCATAGTCATTATATTTTTCATATCTAGTACCATCATATCTTCATCATTAGTCTTTAACCAAGGTTCTACTTTATATCCAGCAACTACATTAGCACCAGGCATTTTGACATTCTGTACCAACACTGGATGATGTAATAATAAAAGAGTTCTATTATCTTCATCACAAGCCGCTATACGAGCGAAGATTTCTTCTCCCGATATTAATTTTAGTGATGCATAAAAATCTTCTTCCATTATCTTTTGAGTTTGATTGAGATTATTTCATAGTTGAATTGTTCTTCGTTATAAGTTTTGATACGTTCAATTAAATGATTTAAAGTATAATTCTTGCGGGACTGATGTGTGCAGTCATCCGCAATATCATACAGCATTGCTTTTACTTTGTCTTTGCCTTTTCTAAGAACCCTTCCAATGGATTGGAGATTTCTAACTCTGGACTTGGAGGGACTGGCGAAGATGACGTTGTGCAACCGCTTAATGTTAATCCCAGTACTGAAAGTACCATAACTGGCAACAATAATCGCATTTGATTGATCCTCTGTGATTTCACGAACTTTTTCTCTTTCGTCAGCAGCTACTCCACCGTGTATGAAGAATATTTTACGATTTGCTGACTTATTATTATTTATTAAATCGTATAGTACTTGTCCATGTGACTCTACTCTACTATAAAGTAAGAGCGTATTTCCCTTTTGATCTAATGCTAAGTTTTTTAAGAAATTATTTCTTTGTTCATGTTGAATAAGGTATTGTATCTCATCTTCATATGTTTCAAACTTAATAGGCGGATGCCTTAAAACGAGACATGTAATGTCGAGTTTTGCTAATTGACCTTTCTCCATCAACTCTTTAGTCCTTGTCACCTTATATGCTGGACCAAACAATCCTTCCAACACCCACTTATGAGTTTGTGTACCATCAAGAGTACCAGTAAAACCAAACCGATACTTTGCAGTATGCAACTTAGTCATGATCTGAACTAGTGATTTGGATTTGAATTGATGTGCTTCATCACCTACTACAACATTAAACTCTTCAAAATACTTTCGTGGTAACTTATAGATAGATTGCCACGTTGTAATGGTGACTGGACATGTTGTCTCCTTCTCTCGGCCTGCGTATATTTTGTGACAGTATGTCGCAGCATCCCAACCGTAGTCTTCAAAATCTTTATACATCTGCTCTACGAGAGATGTCGTTGGGACAACTACAAGACTTTTTTGCCCTTTACCTGTATAGTACCTCACTAGAGCGTAAATCATCAAAGATTTACCAGAAGCAGTTGGTGATATCAATAATCTTCTATGATGTCTTAAAGCGTCGTACACTCCCTCTATCTGGTATTCACGTGGAGTATGACGAGATATAGCTGTCATATAATCCTTAACACCTTCCATCGACACCATCTCATCAACTTGGAATGGTGTACCAAAAAATTTGTTATCTAAAAACTTATACTCGTAATTATAATTCTTACAGAAAGAAGTTATCTTATCTAATAGACCAACGTATATCTCCCCTGTGTGGGTTGAGAAAAGACGAATCTTCCCATCCCAGTGCTTATTGCGATACTGTGGCATGAACTTTGCCCCAGGTACTTCAAATGTAAAATGATCTGAGAGTTCTTGGTATATGTGGGGCTCTGCTTTAACCCGAAGAAAGACTTCATTTTTCTTTTCAATTTCAAGATCAACCATAACCAGCAATGAATTTCTGCCACTCGATTGCATTCTTAATTTGATAAGTCCTATTGTTTATCTGTTTAAGGATGCTCTCAATATAATTTAGGAGAGTTTCATAGTAGTCAATTTTAAGATTTATTTCTTTTAATTTGTCATCTGCATCAAGATACTTAGTCATAGTATCCTTGTCTCTTATCTTCTTTCCAAAAGGATTTTTCTGATATACCTCTGGATCTGCTTTACCAGAGTAGTATTCATATCGTTCATGTCTAATATTCTTTCTTTGCTGCTCTGCTTTCTTTCTTAACAGCAAAAAATTATTAAACATATCATGGTACTTAGCATGTAGCGACGGTACTTTTAATGATTCTGTGTGTAGATTGTCTGGATCAATCTGTGAGTCTTTCTCCCACATACTTTGCAAAGTTTCTAAATTCACATTGGTGTTCCTTGGTTGGTCACTATTTCATAGATGGTGTATTTGAATGTTACTTCTGCTGTGAAGTAATCAATATCACCAGGTGTGGCATCAAACTGTAATGTTGTTAATTCAGTTGGCCATAGATCACTATATTTTACCATAAATTGGGGATTATTGGTAGAGTCTAATACCATTAATGTTCCATCACTTACTAGGTTATCTGGATTTTTTGGATCAGAATCTGCAAAGTCTGTATTACCACTCCACAATCTATAAATTTCATTTAAACTCTCTGGAAATGCTATTCCACGCATCCAGTTTTGTATCTGCATATAGTTTTCTAAATTCTCATCAACCAAGAACCTTAAAGTAAAGTCTTGGAAATCCATCTTATCACCAGGTCTTGGAATGTCCTTAAGATAAGTTGGTTGTTCAGCAGGTTGTATATTAAGTCCTGGTATCTGTGCAGTATTAGCAAAGAAACTTACCTTAGGACATTTGACCAATGTGAATTTAAATCCAATTGGTGAAAGGAAATTTCTATTCTGTATCTGTTTCTCAAAAGGATTACTTGTTGCCATCAGTTCACGCAGGTCTCCATTTGGCTATTTAGACAAAAAAAGAGACCCCCGAAGGAGTCTCTTGAGAAATATAAGCGTCTCGCTTACATGAGGTTCTTAACAGAAACACGTCTGTAGTAGCGGTTGCTGTTAACACGTAGACGGCCAAGTCCCTGAGTAACTCCCTCAGCGAA